GGGTCCACGACGTCGCCCATCTCAAAGGCTGTGACCTGGGTGATGGTTGCTGTCTTGGGTGTCAACGATGCAGCAATTGCATTGCCACCACTGAGCCGGAACTGGCCGTTGCGGCTGAACACCAGCAGCACGTCGGCAAATGCCAGGCTTGCCATCAGGAAATTGATCTTGCGACTGCCGGCACTGAGGTCGATAGGGTCAGAGTCAACGACGGTCTGCACGGATTCCGGCCAGAACCTGTCGTACGCATCAGCGGCTGATGTGATGACGTTCTCGTCAGCCAACAACACCAGCCTGTTGCGGAACAGGTTGACGTTCTGGATCTTGGAGCCAACGAAGCTGGGCTCTGGTGCAGTGATGGCATCACCTGCAATCCGGCCAGACCAGGTGAACTTCTGAAACGTGAAGGTGCCGTCGTTGTTGCGGATCAATACGTGCGGCATGGTGGCCGCGTCAAACAGGTACTGGATGCCAGGGGCCACGGTCTCCTGCCAAACGCCATGGCCAAAGCCTGAGCCCGCATTGGCCACAAACTTCACGTAGTAATCGTCGGCACCAGTTGCCGCAGCGCCAATGATCTTGACGATGAACCCGTGCTCAGCGGTAACCGGCAGGTCAGAGATGGCGTCGATGGACCCTTTGATGGCGACGGAAGCCAGGCCCGTCTTGGTGTCGGTAGCGCTCAGCGTGTAGGCGCCGCCGTCGTCTTTGGCAATGCGCACGACGTATTGACCGGCTCCATTGGTGATGGTCCAGCCAGCGCCAAGGGCCGTGGTCAAGGCTGCTTTTAGGGCAGCAGCAATCTCAACTGTGCTTGGGCTGTAGTTCGGTTGGTAAACGACGGTGCAGTTGCCAGACGTCGTGCCACCCACCGGGTCCGTGTACGTGAACGTGTCAGCACCAGTCACCGTGATCGTGAAGGTGCCAGCCGTGCCAGAGCCGCTTTGGAAGCTCATGTCCACTTGGTTGCCAGTAGCCAAGCCATGGGCCGTGGCTGTCACCGTGACCGTGTTGGAGCTCCTGCTGTAACTGGCAGACAAACGCTTGCCACCAGCCGGCAGGGTTGTGTACGAGGCCGTGGTGGAGTTGACGGTGATGCTGTACGTGGTGGCGTACTCAGCCGACCGGATGAACACCATGGACTTGGTGCCCCAGGTGGGTGACGTCGTGGCTGACATGGCCACCGTCTTTTCCCGGTTGACGATGAACATGTAGTCCGCCACCGTCGCCGTGCGGAACACGGAACTGGGTTCACCAGTCACGTCCAGATACGACGTGCCGTCAGGCTTGCTCACCGTCTTGACGGATCCATCCAGGCCGAAGACCTTGATGTCGTTGTCCAGGATCAGGACCAGATACCTGATGGTCCCGTCCCGATCCACGATGGTCGTGAACGGACGGTTGGCACCAGCCGAGCCAGAGAACAACTTGGCCACGTGTTGCGCCGGTGGCCGCTTCTTCAGCCCTTCCACCGGGCTGGGCATGCAGTTGACCATTTGCTCGCACTGGGACGCCAGTCGCAACGCTGCTGGTTGCTGGCTGACCCCGTTGATCAGGTTTGGAATAGAGCTGCTGATCAAAGGCATGGCTTAACGGCGCAAGGCCCAGGCTGGCTTGTACGTCATGAAAACATCCATGTGGTTTGGATTGCCACGTAGCCAGCTGTGCTCGCCACGGGTCGTCTCCTCCTCCAGAAACTGGCTGCGGGCCTCAGCCTCAGCAGCAATGTTGATCCTTGAGAGATCTGCTGAACCCAGGATTGCTTCTTGCAACTGGCGGCCAGCCTTGATCATGAAGTATTGGTGGGCGTACTCAGGCACCTCATCCCACTCCAGGATGTAGGTGACGTCGGCGTACAGGTCCTCGTCGAACTCATAACTGCCAGCCCTGCGGTCGTACAACCTGGACCCACGCTGCACGACGTCCAGGTCCGGGTACGAGTACGGCTCAACCTTGACCCGGCTGACGTTGGCGCCCACGTTGATCTCGTTGGTCACCGTGTCCCGCATCAGCAAGCGCTCGTAGTCAGTGTTGAACGACCACCCCTCGGTCTGGGTCTTGCGAGACACGTCGTTGATTGCGTCTTGTGCCTGCTGAGCCAGGCCGAACTGCCCGTCGAGGCTGTTGACTGGTGCCTCGCCGAGCATCTGCAGCACCCGGTTCACAGCTTCCAGAAACGTGGTGCGAGCAAGGGCCATGGGAAACCTCCAGAAAAAAAGGGGGACCGGAGTCCCCCCATATTGGACCGTCAGCTGGTGGCGGTATAGATCTCAACCGCGCAGTCGGGACGCAGGATCCCGGAACCCAGTGCCATGGAAGCAACCATGAAGGTGCCTTGCCACAGGGCGTGGACATCGGATCCGGTCTGCTCCATCTTCAGATCCATCAGCTTCACGGTGCCGACAGCCTGCTTGTTGAAAGCAAGGGCGACGGAGGTGGTGAAGTCAGCGGAGTAGTCGTTCTGCTCACCGGACGCCGCAGAGCGGTTGGTGGTGGGCAGTTGGTTCGACTTGAGGATGGTGATGCCAGCCACCTTCAGCACGGTGCCGTCGGAGTACGCACCAGCACCGCCCCAATCGCGGTTGATCACGTCGGTGGTCTGGACGAGTTTGTAGTACTCGGCCGGGGCCAGCACGCAGTAGCGATCCATCTCGGGCAAGTTGTTCTCGTCCATCCGCTGGGCAGCGGAGAACAGAGCAGCAGCCAGCTGGGAGCCGGTGATGGCGGCCTTGCTGGTAGCGATGATCTTGATCCGAGTACCGCCGGGCAGGTCGGTGTTGAAGTTGGTGGCGGTACGAGCTGCCTTGGCAATAGTCGCTGCGATGTTTTGGTCGAAGCGGTAAGCCAGGGCATTGCCCATCTCAGCGGAGTAGGGGCTCCGAACGTCCCAATGGTTCTTGGCTTCGTCGATGTCGGCGATGAACACGTTGGACACGAGCTTGTCGTCGATCTTGACGACGGCCTCAGCGTTCTTCACTGCGGTACCCGTCAGCATGGTGCCGGGGGTGTGGTACGCAGCGGAGTTCAGACCCACGATGGGGAACGAAGCGCTCTTGCCGCTCGAGATGGTGCGGACAGTGTGAAGGGATTCAAAGATGGTGGCCTTACGGAACGCGGTGAGAACCTCACCGGCCCAGACCTGAAGGAACAGGGCGTTGTCACCGGCCCAGGTGCCACCACCTGCAGCGTTAACAAGGCCTAAGCGTGAAGCGGTAAAATCGGGGGCTGCCATTGCTGGGCTCCTAGGTAAAGGGGTTGGGGTTTAACCCGACGCCGGGCTCCCGTTCACGAGCGGGTGTCCACCGCAGTGGGCCGTCGCTTCTGTGAGTGGGTCTAGGTAGTCACAGTGTACTAACGGACACAACCCATAAAAAAGCCCCCCGGCTAGCGGGAGGCCCTGAGCGTTTGCACGGATTTAGAAGATGCTTGAGCGGCTGAGCTTCTCTTGCACCTTGCGCTGGTAAGCAGGGTCGGTGCTGTACTTGGGATCCGACATGGCGGCTACCAGCTGGGCAGTGGACTCAAACTTGTCCGTGCTGCCTTTAGGGGCACGACCACCAATGAGCTTGGGCTCCCGGCCTTCGACAGCTGAGTACCGGGCATGGAGACCAGTGATGGCCATCTTCACCGCAGCCATGGGCTGGGTGTTGATGATCTGGTTGAAGCCCTCGACCTCGTCGGCTGACAGGTTCGACGCTGCCCACTCGATCATTTTGTTGTACTCGGCTTCGCCACCCAGCGACTGCTTGATGGAAGCCACCTCCTTGACCGACAGTGCTGTGTCCTGGGTCTGCTTGTACTGCAGGCCAGACAGGTACGCATCGACCATGTCCCGGTTGAAGCCAGCCTCGGCCAGCTGCTCATAGTCCCCGGCCTCCAAGGTGCCCGTCTGTTGCCAGCGGACGTTCATGTCCTGGAAATCAATCTGCGCTTCCTCAAGCTTGCCGCCAATCAAGTCGCCGTAGATTTCACGGGCGTCACCAGCAGGCTTGTCATCCTCTTCATCCTTGGCCTCAGCTTCACTGTCGTCAGCGTCGCCGTTGTCCTCGGGTTCTGGGGTGACTGATTCGCCACGGCTGAGCTTGGTCTGTAGCTCCTTGTAGGCACGCTCCAGGTCCTGGACGGACTTGTACTTGCCGGCCAACAGCTCGCCTTCTTTCTCGTCCTCGCCTGCCATGGCGGCAAGCATCTCCTGGTTCTCAGCCGACAGCGCTGGGCTTTCGTCTTGAGTAATTGTTACTGCTTCAGGCATGGGGTGGTGTTAGTTAATGGTGATGGACTTGTCGTCGCCGAACGTGACGACAGGCGTGGGGTCTGGCTCCATTGCGCGGCTTGGTTCTACGTGGCCAATGACCATGTCAGGCGTTGGGCCC